CGCCATAGTTATCTTGAAATGAAGCTCTCAAAAAAGCCGCATTAGCAGGTGCAGTTATTGTGCGCCTCGCAGCGGTTGCCTTATATGCCGACAACTGCACTTTTTCCGAGTCATAAAAAACAAGTGCGCATATGGCAGCGGTTCCGCCTGGCGTCCAAACAATGCTATTGCCTTGCACACATGGGATGTAATCAGTTAAATTCCATACAGACGAAACGTCCACAGCACCAGCTGCATTTATAAAATAACCTTTTATGTAGTTCTGTCTTGTGCCATTATAAAGCACCTTCCCCATCTCAGCGGAGAGGGCATCCTCATGCCCTCCAGTGGTCAAGTCATCAACAATCACAGCCAAACCGAGGTCATGACCATCCTGCCCATTGGTCACCTCAAAGGTTGAGGTCTGCCCATTTGAAAGCGTAATAGTATAGGTGTCCACCAGTCCGCTGGTGCCAGTCTTTTCTATGGAGGTAATTCCGACACCTTGCGCTCCAGCTTGTCCATTTGCTCCGTTGGTCACTTGGAATGTTGTTGTTGTATCATCGCTGTAGGTAATCGTGTAGGTATCAACAAGCCCTGCGGTGCTTGTTTTCACGATGCTCTCAATGCCTCGCCCATCTTCCCCTGCGACAAAGGCTTGCGAGTTAAGATAAATAACGTTTTCCTCAAGTCCTTGGATAATGTCATCCATTGTTAGGTCATCGCTACTCTCAACAATAAAAAATTGGTCAGTCCTAAACGAGCGCAAACGTTGCCCATTTGCCTTAACTACCGAAACAACTACACCATAATTGTCGGCCAGTTCATTGCCCGAAAGGTCAATGTTTGCCACGTTGCCATCAATGGTGGGGGTGTAGGTATAGTTGCGCCTTGAGCCTTTTAACTGCACGGTTACATCATCCGTTGGGTCGGGTGTGTAGTCTTGCAAGTCCATTTGGTCGCCGTTGATGTAGTAGATTTGCAAAGGTATCGCCAAAGAGAACGAATTGCCTTGCACGATTACTGGGATATTAGATGCCATCTTTATTTTCCTATCTTTTTAAGTGATAAACGGTTATTAACTAATTTGCGCCTATTACAACATGTTTCGCTAGTGTTGAGAAACGCAAGACATTGCGCCTTGTAGTTATCAGCATTTGCGAATGCCTCGTTGTATGCTTGTGTCTTTTGCTCGGGGGTTGCTTCATCACTATATTGGTCGGTCTTGATTTGGAAACCAAAACGAGTGACCACTCCAATGCTGGCACGGACGATGCGCCCATAAGCATAGTAGAGCAGAGCCTTGCGAAGTCCAGCGAAGATGTGAGCATCGCCACAAGTATCTTTGTAGACACCACCCTGCCACAAAAGGGTAGCAAGAGCATCCTCATCACGATTGAGGATGCGAATCCACCAGTCAGCACCAATCGCTGGGATGATGTCAAGATTTTGAGCCTCTTCGATGCATCGGTCTACCAGCGCATCTTGTGCGTTGCATGGGCGGCACTCTTTGTCAATATCCTCTCTTGTGATGAGTAACTGGTTATCGTATAAAATTGGGTTGCTTTCCATATCTTAAACCTCTACATTATAGGTTAGTGGTTCAATTTCACAGTCAAGATTTACAAGCGGTTCGTGCCACACATCGAAAATCTTGCGAAATGCTCGCTCAATCATTCGTTGCTCCTTGCTCACTAGACTTGAGTAATAAGTATAACAATCGTGGATGGTTGTGCCGCTAAAGCCAAGTTTGCCCGAACGAATGCAAAGGAAAGGCTCCTGCTCAAAAGCGCAGTAAATGCGCTCAACTACGGAGTTGTCCGTAACCTCAAAAGACTTGTCAAAGTTTTGCACTGGGAACGGCACGATCTCGGGTTTTTCCTCATCGTTGGCAACGGTTAAAGAGATAAGCACGTTGCTGGTTTCGTCTCCTTGGAATTGCGCCAAATCCTCTGCGAAACCACGAGCCTCAACCGCCTTTTTTACCTCGTCTTCTTCGTTGAGTGCTTGACTTGTCTTGCTGATAACAAACGCACTAGGCAAGAAGTTGCAACGAACGTTGCGGAACTTGACATTGCTCAACCCCTCATCGGTGCTTAACTCGGTTAGCACTCTATCGTAGCGAGGTAGTGGGTATCGGTCACGGCCGGCGGTTGACACCCACATAATTTGCCCTTTGTAATGCTCAATGCCACCACTTGCGACTATCTGCGCCCTCACGATGTCGGGATTGGGGTTAAAGCGGTCAAACGTGCTGATTGTGTCTTTTGACACTCGCACAATTTTGCCATTTCGAGAGGTTCTGCCATACCAGTCGGGGTGGGTCACAATGTGGGCAATATATCCGCTATCGTCATCCTCTTGCAGTCGGCACGATTCAAAGGGGACGTGTTGCACCTCGCATATTTTGCAGTTAAGGTCATAGTTAACGTGGAGTGCAAAACCGCCATAATTCGCCAAGTCTTGAGCAACTGCCGTGAGGATGTCATCGGTGGTCTCGCCATAGTGGTTAACCTCAAGGTCATAGATTATGGCATTTGCTATGCCCTCGCCCTCGATAAACCTTGCGTAGCGGTCGCAACACTCTGCGCCAGTGCTTGAACTATCAAGTATCGCTTTCGCTTGTTGTGGATACAAGTTATTTGCACCGTAGGCTTTAATTCCCAAAGTGCTTAAATAACTCACGTCTATTCGCTGGGGTGCTTTTTTTATCTTTTGGATGTTCATCGCTCAAAACCTCGTTATTTGCGTTTTCTCGCAGTCTTTTTCTTCTTTGGTGTAGTTGGCGAAACCTCAGCAGGGGGCATTTCAGCAACCTCTGCGACCACTTGTTTCTCGGTGCTTGCGCTGGGCAAGACTGCAAACCAGTCTTTGCGCATAGGGAACGCACTCAAAAACTCCCTAGCAACCTCATCGGTGAGGTTTGCATTGGTGTAGTGGTTGCCTTGCCACTTCAAGACCACACCATTGACTAATTTTGCTTGTGCCATCTTTTTGTTGCTTTTACGTTGGTACATTAATTTAGCATATATCTCTAGGAGCGCATCTTTCTCAACGTTCTTGCATCGGCATTTCCGCAGATGCTTGCGACAAACTGCCCAATATAGGCGGTCAATTCGCTCCCTAACAAGTGCGAGGTCATGCCCACTTGTTGCAAGACCTCGCAATATCATCAACTCGGCTTGCGCCTCTTGGTCAGTCATGTGTGCCGTGCGTTACTAACCTTTCAAAGTTTCGTAGAGTGCTGCATCAATGAAGATGTTGCCCTTTACTGCGTTCTCTTCAGTCATGGTAACGAGCCAGCCTGCGAGAGTGTCATCGTTGTAATACTCACGAATCATTGCGCTTGCGTGTAATCCTGCCTCAAGACCGAAAACTTGGTAAGTGCCGTTGTTGTTTTGAAGAACAACCACATACTCGCCATTCATCAAGGCATAAACCTGCTGTGCGGTCACGTTATCTTGGTTGAGGATTACAAACTGCACCGTATTGGTAAGGGTGTTAACGTATGTTCCCTCAACCATCTCCTGTTGTGAGCCGCTATAAGGTGTTTTACCGCTTTGCACGATGTTAAAGGCTGTCTTGTCGGTAGCCAAAGGCAGAGCGGTAATTTGGAATGGGTTTTGCGCATCGTATGTCACACCGCTCATGGTGATGTCCTTGCGGTTGATAATAAGACCATCGGGCTTTGCGCCCTTAACGGCTGGGTTCGTGCAATCGTAGCCTTGGATGTCTGCGCTAATCAAAAAATCACAAAGTGCCATATCTTTTTTATCCTTTTTAAATTGTTAGTAAAAAAATTGGTGCGGATGGTGTGACCATCCCACACCAATAAAGTGGTTAATTCGATGCCTAGACCGAATTAGTAAGCGATTACGGCCATTGCCTCATCCAATACCATTGCGCCCAGTTTGTCCGTTGCATAGATGTGGTTGAGCAGAGTGGTCTCATCGAATGAGATGCGCAGACTTGCGAACTCGTCAGTTCCGTTGACAGCAAGGGCAAGGTTGCGCTCGGTTGAGAAGACTGCTCTGTGGGGTGCGTTGTATGCGGTTGCAGTGCCTTCGTAACCTTGGATTATCTCGTCAAATTGTGGCAGTACACGCAGACGGATGCCACGATAAGATGTCTCACGGATGCCGTTAAAGAGGGCAGTCCATTGCAACTCACTACCGTAGTATGTCTTTAGCAACTGCGCCTCAAGACCATCGGCAAACGACTGGGTAACGTATATGATTTGATCGCTCTGCTGGCGGAGTGCGGGCGATGCGTTGTTAATCATAGCATCCAGCACATCAACTGCCTCGGTGGCGATGCCTGCCATCTGCGCTGCCTTGGTTGTTTGGGCGTTGGCTGTGATGGTTACTCTTGGGGTAGTGCCAGCAGTCACACCAGCAAATAATTGCTGGAAAAGTCCGTTGGTCAGGGTAAAGTAAGGCACATCGGTTGCGTTGGTAATAACACCACCATTTGCAACATCGGTTGCGTTCTTGTCACCGAACCACGCAATACGCAGGTACATCTTCATGATTGCCAACTCCAAACGAGGCACAACGATTTCATCAAGATAATCGTTTGCGGTCATGTCGGCAATGTCAGTGCCGTTGTTAAGGGTATACTTAACAAGAGTGTTTTCAACATCTGCATAGCAAAGCTGCTCTGCTATCTGCCAAGATGCGATGTCCCATGTTTTCTCGCTGGTATCCATTGCATCGTTGCCCCATGTTGGAGAGCAACCAGTGCTTGCAGTACCTAGCAAACCAAACTCGCCGATGATGCCCAATTTGTCACCGTTGTACACACCACGGAAAACATTCAGCAACGAGCCGATGCGCTCCGCTGTCAGGACATCCTTAAAAACTAAACGTGAAATCTCACGAACTGCCCCATTATCGGGGGTGATTTGGGTAAAATCAAGACCTACTGAAGCCATTTCTTTTATTCCTTTTTAGTTATAATTAATAATTCACTTTTTAGTTGTCTGCGCCTTGCGCTCTGCCTTGCGCTTGCGGTACTCGGCAAAACTCAAGTTCTCGTTTTTCTTTGCCTTGGTGTCAATGCCAGTGGTTGTGTCTCTTTTGCTAACCTTGCCAGTTGACTGAACGGTTGATAACCACTCAATGCCACCAGCCACTGCGACCATGTCCAGCACCTTTTTGTCGGTGTCACTTTTTGCGTTTGCCTTTGCATCTTCCAACTCTTGGCGCAAGCGGTCAATCTCGGCATCTTTCTCTGCGATTTGTGCCTTGAGGCGGTCAATCTCGGCATCTTTCTCGCTTTCAACCTCATCCTCTTTGAGGTCGGGGTCATTCTCCTCTCCTCGCTCTTCCTCGGTCTCTTCGACCACCACCTCGGCAGGGCGAATCTCAACAATTGCGCCACCCTCTACCACGATGGTTGAACCATCGGGCATGAGGTATTCGCCATCTTCCGATAGCACCACATCACCGACCACTGGCTCGCCACTCTCTTTTTCAAGTTCAAGTTGCTTGCCATCGGCAGTTTCCAGCACCATCGCCTTAATATCAAGTGCATTTCTAAATGCCTTGAATGCGTTGTTTAATTTTTCTTTGAAACTCATCTTATCACTTAACTTAGGGGTTTTATTTTGTGCCGAAATCGGCAGAATCTCTTCCGAAATGAAACCTAACTCAATCGCCTTTGCTACGTTCATCGGCTTGTCCTCGTCCATCATTGCACTCAGCACCTCACGGTCGGCACCAGTGCGCTCAACGTAGATGTCCAAGAACTGGTTGCGCACATCCTCAAGTGACTCGGCAATGTTGCCTATTCGCTTTGCATCGCCCTCAACGAAACCACTTATATAAGGGTTATGGATCAAGATTGATGCATTAGGGTGCGCTTTTCGCAAGTCTTTGCGTGCCGACAATAATAGCAAGGTGGCACTGCTTGAGCATTCGCCAATGACCTCTGCGCTTATGGTCTTGCCAGTAGCACGCAGGGCATCGTACATTGCGAGTGCTTGGTCGGTCATACCACCTCGGCAATTGATTGTTAGGTTGATTTCGCCATCATCTTCGGGGATGCTTGCAATGAACTTGTCAATGTCAAGAAAGGACATGCCACTCAAGCCACCGAAAGCCATAAAAGCCTTGCATTCCTCGTCCACGATGTCGCTATATATCTTTAACTTTGCCATATGTTTCTAACTTTTTGGGCAAAGATAATTAGAGTTACACACTTTTTTGCGGTTATTTTACCATTTTGTGTGGCAAACCGCTTTGCCACTAACAAAAAACCACCCTCGCAATCCCTGCGAGAGCGGTCAAAATTAATCATCAACAAATAAACATAAATTATGAAAAACTAGAATACACTAACATTATTCTTGTACTTGTTCATCCATCATTTTGACAATGAGCCTGACCATGCGCTCTTTATAGCCATATTTCTCGGCAACCGCTTGGGCTACCCATCGCACTTTGTTGCCCTCTGCGACCAGTCTCTTGTAATCCTCATAGATGGGCAGATATGCGATGTAGTTGCCACTTACCCCATTGCGGTGCATCGTCCGCAAGATGGGCAGATTGTCGGATATTAGTTGGTAGATGGTCATAACCTTGCACGTTCATTCATTACTGCCACTTGCCTTTGCCCTCGGTTGATGTCCTCAACACTCACCACTGGATTGGGGAGCATTGCTACACCCTTTGCGACTGCTCTCGCAAGCATATCCTCGCCTTGGATGCTGGATGCGCTTTGCGTTGCTTGAAATGGCACACCACCGCCCAATTGGTTAAGACTTGAGAGTAACCCCGAAAACATGGCGGTGGTGTTTGCATTCATGATGCTCTCTCCGTTGCTCACACGCACTGGTATGCTGTCGCTGGTGCCAGTACCAGCACCACGGATATATCCACCAGTTGCGAATCTTGCGCTATCTAGGGATGCGAATGCCTGCGCCATTGCGGTGGTGACTGCGACAATAGAGGTGGCAATTTGGGCAATCATCTGCCAAGGGCTTATGGCATTTGAACCAGCCTTGACGGCATTTGCGATTGCAACCGCTTGCGCTATCATTATTTCGCCTAATGCGAGGGTCTTTTGCAGTACTGCGGCCTCTTTGCTCTGCTCACCGAATGCGCCCACAATCTCGCCAAGACCGCCAACCATTCCACCGATAGCCTCATACTTTGTTTGCTCTATCTGCTGAATTGCTTGTGAGTGTTGCTTTCGTGCATCCTCTTCTTGCTTGTTGTACTTGGCAATTATGGCTGCCTTCATCTGCTCGTTGTTCTCATATAGCGCAAGTTCTGCCTCTTTCTCCATCCTTATCAACTCGAGTTGATAGTCAAGATGTGCTTGTGTTCCCTCGGTTGTGCCGTCCAGTAGTGCTTGAGTGAGTGCCTTGGCATCCGCTTGCGCCTTTGCCTTTTCGTCGGCAATCTTTTTGTCTTGCTCAGCCTTTAATTTATCCAAGTCTTTTTTTTGCGCCTCAAGGTTTGCCTTTAGCATTGTATTCTTCGCTTTCATCAATGCCTCGGCCTCTTCGGTTGTCTTGGTTTCGATGCCCTCGAACTGGGCAAAGATGGCATCGGCACGTTCCTTGTACATCTGCACGATGCCCTCAGCGGTCTGCTTTTGAGTCTCTTCCCTTGCCTTTAGTTCAAGTTCTGCGGCTTTTTTGATGAGTGCTTGGATTCGTTTCAACCTTTCCTCTTCAGCCTTTTCGGCAGCTTTCTCCTCATCGCTCTTTTGTGGTTTGGGTGTGGTTGTGCTGCGTTTGGGTGTGGATGCCTTGCGAGTATTGCCGCCACCACGTTTGCCGCCGCCGCCACCGCCATTGCTTGTGTTGGTGTTGGTGTTGGTTGAGTTTCCACCGCCACCACCACCGCCACCACCAGTGGCGGTGAGCAATGGCACGGTGATGTTGTTAAGGTGACCATTAACGGTGTTTTCGAAAGCATCCATCGCAATGTTTGCTATCTCCGTGCCGAACTTTCCCCAGTCCTCTTTGTTCTCTTCCCACGATGCGGTAAATGCGCTCATTATGCCATCCCACGAAGATTTGACGGCACTAGACACACCATTCTTGAGAGTGTTCCAACCTCTATTGATTTGCTCGAGTGAGCGGTTGAAAATTCCTGCAAATATATCATATACACCCCTACCGAATGCGCTGATTGCGTTCCCCGCTTGCGAGAACATATTGACCACGGCATTGATGCCCCGACCTATTGCCTTAAATCCGTCAATTATCAGCCTAAATGCTTGCTTGGCGGCCGCCCACACAGTCTTGAATTGTCCAGCAATCAAGTTAACTGCTGCTCTTACTGGCATACTCTTGTTGTAGAGATTAATAAACCAGTTGGCAACATCTACCAAGCCCTTGACAACCTCAACGAG